CTTAAACTTCTTCTTCTTCTTCTTGTTCTTCTTGTCATGGTGGGTAGGCAATACACTGAGTAGCCTAACCTCTTGCACTTCCTTCTTTTTCTTGCTCATGTTATTAAATAGTATTTGTCCGGCTATACACGGCCAGGACCGGACTCGTAACCCAAATAACGTTCAAGCGGCATAAAATAGCTGGGTACCACAGCTGGCAACATATCACGCAAATTCCGATCTTCCGAAAATTCATCGGGATCGTACCTTGGTGTAATGTCTTGATGGTCAACAATATACCGCCAATAAACGCGGCGAACTTCATCAATGAACCAGTCACTCCAGAAGCCGCCAATAACACGAGCAAGGAGAAGTCCGTTAGCCTGGATAGTGCTAGCGTTCCCGACCGTAGTCACACGCATAGCCTGTAGGTGCTTGCCGGGTTCACATGGAATCGGCACTATCCTGCCTTGAGAATGTGGGTGATATCCAAACTTGTGGCCCAAAAAGGACAAGCCGACGACAGTATCGGAGTAAAGATGGGACTTAGTAAAAATACCAACTTCTTCCAACCTTGGTCGTCTTCGCTCAATCCACTCCTTAGGACCACAGACAATCATGTCATCACCCGCTATAAGGTACACCATATTCTTAACGAACTCCTCAGCCGTAACGTCAGGAAATTCACGATGAAACCCGACGGCTTCGCCAACAATTCTAAACAGACTACCATCATCACTCGTGGTAGGTCCTCCACTGTTAACGCCGCCCAGCTTCAAGTAAACACTTCCATCAGCCAATATAACCAACGAGGCGCGGGTCTCAGCGTACATGGAACCGAGAGGTTTTTCCACACCACTAGGGTCATCAGCGGTGTGTATGCGGTAATCACGAACAACATCGTGAAGTTCCGCAGCAATCTTCCGGTCATAACGCTTACCGTCTTCTTCACAACAAACACTTCCCTTACACCTGTTCTCTTCAACATAATTATGCATTTCCTGATAGGACAGGTCGAATGGACCAGTCCCCAGTTTAATCCATGTTCTGTGACGATTAGCAATCAAGCGTTCGTGAAAATTCGCCGTGAGCCTCGAAAAACAATAATGAGCATCCGCAGGGCACTGGATAATAAGACGAGGTCGATTCTCCAGGACCTTCTCCTCCGTAAGACACTCCTCCTTAAGGAAACAAGTCCACATAAGGTTGAGCTTATCGCCACGGAGCATGGCATCCCACATCTCATCCACATTCGACGCGAGATCACCATTGAGAAAATCCTCCTTTGTCTTAAAACCAGCTGGCCTGTAAGGCCACCCTGGGGATTTATCCTTGCTAGACGTATCCACTTCCGATAACTCATAGACCGTCCACCCCTGCACAGCCCTGCCAATCACTAAATCCAGAACTTTGAAAACAAATTGTCTCTCATC